TTTCTGGAAAAATTCAATCTCTATTTGGACCTTTACCTTCGATGCCCTTAGTTGATTTCCTGGATCGCATGTCGAAGACCCTGGAAAATTTGATGTATTATTTTAACCTATATATGGAAGGATATACGCTGTCTCAACTATTCACCGAAGAGGATCCCTTTAGTGCTGCTATAGACGCCGCCAATAAGTTGCTAGTCTATGAAGACAGATTATACTTGGGATTGCCAACTAAAGGGAGGATGGAGGTTAGAGAATTCTATGCTTCCGGAGATCAATTGCTCAAAACAATCAAGGATTTAATACCTAGATTGAAGCGTTCCGATAAGCGTTCGATGATTCTTACTAATCTAGGGTTGAAGTTAGAAGGAGCATTAGCTTCCGCTCAGCAGCTCATCGGAGGTAAAATTCGTACTGCTCCTCTGGCTTTCGTCGTACATGGACTTCCAGGAACTGGAAAATCCAAGATCATTGATCATCTACTGAGAGTACATTGTTATGTGCGCAACCGCAAGTGGAGTTACTTCTATAAGTATTCACGAACAAAAAGTTCCAAATATTGGGAAGGCTATATTCCATCAGCGCATCCATATATTCTTTATTCTGAGCTTGGTTCCAAACATAGGGATCTCGTCAAAGCTAAGGGCGATGATCTTTTGGAAGAACTGACCTCTCTGATCGACGAACAAGAATTTTCTTGTGACATGGCATTTGAAGGGAAAGGCAAAGTTAAAGCAAATCCTGAAGTCGTGATAGTGGACACCAATAATCCAAATCTGAATTTGGAATATACAGTAAATAATCCTTCCGCTTTTTACCGAAGATTTATATTTGTTGAAGTTACAGTCAAACCGGAATTTAAATTAAAAGATGGTGTCGGGATCGATCCCGCAAAATCTTTTGGTTCTGGAGGCGATCTTATGGATAGATGGAATTTCCGAGTCACCACTAGGTTGCCTACAGCAAATTCTTCTTTTGAGACTTTGGTTAAGATGGAATCAGGTAACATTCATGATTTTTCTGAATTGTTAACTTCCATATACGAACAAGATATTGAGAAGTCGGCTGCCACTCGGGAGAGACTACAGCACGATTATGATATTTCTCCTTATGTACCTAAGTTCAACGCGAAGTTGCAAGAACTTAAAGAGAATGAAGAAAAATATTGGGAAGAAATACGCCTCAATATCGCCGCGAATCCTTCCAGGAACACCCTATCTGCAATTAGGCGCAGAGAGGGAATGAGCGATTTCGACGTAGATGATTACAAAGAAGCCCCTGCACCTCAGCGTGTTAATGAATTTGAAAGTTGGAATTTTTTACCCATTAAGCGTCCATTGACGTGGGAGTGGTGGTTTATTGAGCATCGTTTGATTATTCCAATTTTTACTCTCCTATTCACCGTGCTCGGAGAATTTTTCATCCAAATTATAAGTCTCGCTCTTTCTCAATCTATTCGGAATAGAGTAATTTTTACCGCAATGTTATTCCTACTGTATAACATGTCAAGAGGCGCATTCTATACTCTTGGATTACAATTTCTTCTTCTATATCTATTTATCTTTACTAGGAGTAATTTCACACTGAATCTTGCACGGTTGTATTTGGAGACTAGACGAACGGACAGTTGGTCAATGATTAAGTATCATACTGGCCTTT